TCCTAACAGCTATAGCCATTGCCTCACCTCCTGATTTTGCAAATCTAACTCCGCCAGCAAATGGATTTAAATCAAGCAATTTTTCTGCAAGCAGAACCTCCTCTGGTGCATTTAAAGTGCAATTAACTCCATCTTTTATTACATCTGATACAGACTTTACTAACTCTGGGTGTGCATAGCCCAGTATTGCGCTTCCAATACCCATTTGCGCCATATCAATAAAAATATTTCCATCAAGTAAAAAGTCAGTTATTAAGTTACGCTTAAAAGCACTAACATCCTGAAAAGGATTAGGTTCTCTATTCAGTAAAAGAGACACTCTTGATTTTTTAATTCCTTTTACTGAAGCATGATGCCCTGCAGCAGCTCCAACCGTGTGAGGAATTTCTGATACATCGTCTACAACGATATTTACTCCACGGTTTACAATCTCAAGAGTTTCATAGTATGTTTCATAATTCTGAGTATATTCACGAGACGTTTCGGTAGCTTGACCTAGATACTGCTGAATTGGATTCAGCTTCTCCACATCTTCTTCTCTTCTCAAGAATATGTCATACCATGCCATGTTTTTCTCTTTGTATCTCTACCCAACGCTTTTGCTTATGCACTGTGCCTAAGCCAGGATCTCTTCCGTATACTTTATGTAATTGTCTGTGATGATTATGGCATAGAGTAACAGTATGTACATATAATTCGTCGTGGTGTTCCTCTATAAAGTCTTCTCTTATCGCCAGAATGTACTTTGGGTCTAAGTTATTTTCTCGTAACCACTTATGCACTAAGGGTGCTAAGGTGTAATAATGGTGAAAATCAAGTTGAGTCTCTACCCCGCAAATATAGCACTTTGAATCCTTTTGGTACTTATTCTTCGCTTTATCTCGGATATATTTTACTATATCTCGTTTGAGTTCGGCCATCGGGTTTTTGATTTTCTAATTTTCAGTAAGAGAATTATATCTAGTTTGAGGTACTATGTCAATAACTATTTTTGACTAGGTATCCTAAAAACTTGTTGCTGAAGTCTCAAATGAGTATAATGCATACCGTAACGCATCCGCCATGTGTGATGCGTAATTGTGTTTCGGTTTCTCTTTCATTAGGTTAGGATTGGAGTCCCACTGGTATTGATCTAGCGCTGAAAGAGATTCTTTACAGGTTTGTTCAACAAGTAATTTATCATTGTCTACTATTCCTGCAACGTGTGCTATACCGTCGAGAACGGATTTCTTTGCGTTAATTGTTGATATATCATAATTCTGAGCGAAGTCAAAACGGGTCTGCTGTGCAGCAGAATCAATGTAAATATAGTCAATATCCCATTTATCAATCATAGTTTGTATTTGCTTTGCATGCGTTTCAGTAGTCTGTTCTGCGTCTAAGTACTCATCCAGTAGGTAATACTTTTCTTCATCCCAGTCATACCCAATTACACAAAAAGCCGTCGGATCTCTGTAACCCACATCGAGCCCTGCAAATACATCCATCTTTGACGAATCAATTTCTTCAAAGTTTCCGATGCAGTCTTCATGGTTAAAGTTCCAGATCTGACCTTCATATGTATTAAAGTCGGCTTCGTACTCTTGTCTAAATTCGGCTTCGGACATAGATTTTCTAGCTTCCGCAATATCATTTTCAGACATGCGAGGATTATCTTTATAAGTTGCTCTAATAGACGCCCATTCTGAAAATTCATCTTGAAATCCTCTGTAGAAAAACTCGGAGAACCAGTTGTTCTTCCCTCTAGGTGTACTTATGAAGATGGCTTTTGAGTTATCTTTATCGAGCGTGGGGCGAAGGGCAACATTGAAGGCGTCTCTTCCATCAGCCAGAGCGGCCTCATCAAAGATGATAAGGTCGTAACTCCTACCAACACAACTATCAACTTGATTGACAGAACCCATACGTATTGTTGAGCCATTTGTAAGTTCAATAACCTTATCTTTTGCATTATCTTTTGCAACCTCTAAATCGAAATGCTTGATTAGATTTCTTTGCAAATCAAAAGAAATCTGAGACAAGGCATAGTTGGGGGACATTATTAGTATGTTAGAATTGGGCACTAGGGAAACTAGTTGCCCAATTATATTTGCGATATAGGTTTTACCCTGTCTCCTTGAAACTGCCGCACATACAAAACGGTATTTCGGATTATTTATCGCGTTTATGATAGCCTTTTGCGATGCAAGAGGCTCAACGCCGAGCAGTTCCAAATATGGATCTACTGGTAATTTGAGAAACCTCGTCTCAGATTGTAACTCTAAAATTTGTTCGGAGGTAACATCCCTCCGACTAACTTCAATCGCCATTTTCTACCTCTTAATGGTCTGTTTTTCCTTTACTGGTTCCGGCATATAAACCAAACCAAGCAGCACCGGCACCTACAATTACTGATATAAGTCCTGATTGCTCAAGGTTGGGTTCTGGTAACTCCATGAACCACATTGTACTGTAATAAAGTAGGAAAATATAAACACTTAAAAATACTCGTGGGAATATTCTCCATGCGTCTACGGCTTGTGCCATGAAAATGACTTTTTGCCAAGGATTGGTATTGGAGGCATCTTCTAACTCTCGAATACGATCCTTTAGTGCAGACTTTTCTTGGAGAAGCTCCATAAATTTATTCAGGTCTAATTCGACCTCATTACGGCTCATGTCTCCGGAGAATCTACTATCGTAATCACTCATAGTTTTGCACCCTTTTTCTTCTTGCCACGCTTCTTCTTGCGCTTCTTGCCATACCCTACACCTTTTGGCATTGTAGCTCCTATTTTATAACCAGAAAATATACTGCGCTCCATAGAAGACCTATTCCAATTAAACCTGTAAGTACTACAGCAGCTATTTCTTGGTTCCTGCGAAGTTGTTTAGCAGCTTCTCGAGCCGCTTCCTGTCGCTCCTTCCTGATTTTACCCCGTAGGGTAATCAACTCTTTCCACGCTTCAGCACCCAATGTATAAACAATGAATTGATGAAGTTCCTTCTCAATTTCATCTGCTTTACGCTTGTCTGCAAACGTCTTTAAAGCTTCCTCCTCAACAGATACAAACTCATTTCGCATTGCTTTAGTTCGTTTCTGGTTGTGAGAAGCTCGGGCGGTATCTAGTCCACCCCATAATTTTCCTAAGTCTCCTGCCATGTCTTGTAATTCACGACCGGCTTTAATTCCTGCTTTCACAGCACTAAATGCCGTCACAGCAACGGTTATCGGCTCCACATCTAATCTCTTGCGTTCTCGGGGAACGTATTTCTACTTATCTAGTAGAGTGAGTATTATGCCTGCTAAAAAGACAATTACCGTACCTGTTGCTCCCAACAACATGAACTGTAACCTGTCTAGCTTTGCCTCGAGATCCTCAAGTCTGTGAAAATTAGTCTTCCATCGTTCTTCGCAAGTTGCTTCGTGTGCTGTTAAACGACTGTGAATATCATTATAATCAATGTGCCCCATTTAGTAATTTGTCCATTAACTTGCCGTAATTTCCTTGACCAAAGGGCACTCCCTCGTTAATCTGAACGTTAGTTTGATTTTTGATATTAGAAGAGGATACTTTCTCAAGCTCTGCCTGAGCTTTGATTTCATCCATTCTCATTTTGTGTGCCATTTGCAATAGGTCAGCCAAGTCTTTGCTGGAATACACACCACTTTCTTGGGCTTCTTCGAGCTTTGATTGTATCATTTCATCTAGTAAAGATGCAATGTTATTTTTGTTTCTATACCCCATATCCAAATAAACAGTGTCGATATATTTCTTCACTTCACGTTTATTTAAAATATCTACTACCTTTTTCTCCGCAACCTGTAGTTGGTCGCAAACTCCCCGGATGTTTCCGAATTGTAGATAAGAGTTCGCTACTTCCAGTCCTTCTGGAGAAATTGTTGTTACTTCTTTAGCCATGAGAGAATTATAACCTCAAAATGATTGAATGTCAAGAAACTTTTTTCTATGATGGTTTCGTAGGCCAAGCGAACCCATTAAGTGAATCAAGCTCTGCATTCGCATTAGCC